GCATGGACCCCAAGCAGTAATGACACCCAACCAATTTACAGATCTGGTAAAAAATGCGCAAACTGGTGTATTAAAAGATTTGGCCTCTACAACATCCACAGATTCTGCCGCATCAGCAACATCTGCAGAATCTGCCAAGATGTCGGAAACTGTGACGTCTACCTTGTCAACTTTGGCCACCCAAATAACCAACAGCAATCAAGCACAAATTGGCAAACTAGACGAATTAATTAGCACCATGCGTGACAAAACTATATGGGAAGACATGTTACGTGCCACGGAAGACACTGCAGAAAACACAAGAAAAATGACCAATGCACTTGCTTAAAGCGGTAAATACAACACTCATTGAGATAACATATGACTTGGCGCAAGTATTTTAAGAGCAGCAATCTACCCAGCAACATCAGTCCCATTGGCAGCGGTCGTATGCCGGATCCGGGATATAGAAACTATCAAAGCAATCTACCTGATGTGTATATTGGGCATCCCAACCGTATTGAACGTTATAATCAATACGAACAAATGGATATGGATTCGGAAATCAATGCTGCTCTAGACATTCTTTCTGAGTTTATGACACAGAAAAATGAAGCCAATAACACACCCTTTGATATCAAATTCAAAGACACACCCACCGACAACGAAGTCAAAATAATCAAAGAACAACTGGCTCAATGGAATAAATTAAACGAATTTAACAGTAGAATATTCAAGATAGTAAGAAATACTATCAAATACGGCGACCAAGTGTTTGTGCGTGATCCAGAAAACTTTAAACTGTTCTGGGTGGAAATGAGCAAAGTGGTCAAGGTTATTGTAAACGAAAGCGAAGGCAAAAAGCCTGAGCAATATATTCTTAAAGATATTAATCCCAACTTTGAGAACCTGACAGTCACAGCGGTCACCACTAGTGACCAATACATGAATCATCCACAGGTGGGCGGTCCCAGCGGTAGCTATGTGCAGCCCAACGTACCGTTAGGTGGCGGCGGTAGATTTACTCGAGCGCAAAACGAAGCAGCTATCAACGCAGAACACATTGTACATCTCAGTTTAACCGAAGGTCTAGATGTATACTGGCCGTTTGGTACCAGTGTGTTGGAAAACGTTTTTAAAGTTTTTAAGCAGAAAGAACTGCTGGAAGACGCTATCATTATCTATCGTGTGCAGCGAGCTCCTGAACGCAGGGTGTTCAAAATTGATGTGGGCAACATGCCCAGTCACATGGCCATGGCCTATGTAGAACGTATCAAAAACGAAATAAGCCAACGTAGAATTCCTACACAAACAGGCGGTGGTGCCAACATGATGGATGCCACATACAATCCCTTGGCGCAAATGGAAGACTATTTCTTCCCAATTACTTCTGACCAACGAGGATCAAGTGTTGATACACTGCAAGGTGCAGCCAACCTAGGTGAAATCACAGACTTGCGCTACTTTACTAACAAATTGTTCCGTGGTCTGCGTATTCCCAGCAGTTACTTGCCAGTGGCAGTAGAAGACAGCACACAGAGCTACAACGATGGCAGAGTAGGTACAGCACTAATACAAGAATGGCGTTTTAATCAGTACTGTCAGCGTTTGCAAAACGCTGTTATTGAAACACTAGATCAAGAGTTCAAACTGTTCATGCGTTGGCGCGGGGTCAACATTGACAGTCAACTGTTTGAATTGATATTTGAGCCGCCACAAAACTTCGCACAGTATCGCCAAGCTGACGTAGATGCAGCCAGAATTGGAACATTTACCTCACTGGAAGCTTATCCTTACTTTAGCAAACGATTCTTGATGAAGCGTTATCTGGGCATGAGCGAACAGGAAATGAGCGAAAACGAAACCATGTGGGCCGAAGAACAGGGCGATGTTGATATAGCTCCGGCAGAAGATCCTAACTTACGTAGTGTAGGAATCAGCCCAGGTGGTATTGCTGGCGATCTAGAAAATGTTGCACCGCCCACAGAAGCACCGCCTGAGGGCGAAGCAGGAGCACCAGGAGCTGCTGCTCCACAAGGCGCAGGTCCAGTGGGCGCACCTGCTCAGGCAGCACCGGCTGGCGCCACAATTTAACAGGTTTGGTTAAATACGAGTATGATTGTAACCGAATTATTTGCACCAGCCAAGCCAGGATACGAGAGTCCTAGTCAGGACAATACGCCTCTTAAACTGAGTGATCTACGCAAAACTAGACTTACTTTAGCCGACCTTAGTCGCTTGAGAATGGCCAACGATGTGCGTAAAGTCGAGCACGAAAACAAGTTGGAAAAAGTGGCCAAACAGTACAAACCGCCCGCAGCCATGCCTGGACCGGTGTAGTCCGCCTAAATCCTTCAAAAAAACACCATTTAACCCCATTATCTAGGTATTTTAGTAAATAAAATACAGCCATATTATTATAAGGAGTTCCTAATGAACAAATATGAACAGCTAATTGAACACATTATCAACGACGAGGAAGACAAAGCTCGTGCGTTGTTTCACCAAATCGTGGTTGAAAAATCACGTGACATTTACGAAAGCCTGATGGACGAAGAGTATGCCGAAGAAGGCATGGGTGGTAGTAAAGTTGAAAAATACATAGATGAAATCACCATGGACGAAACTGACGGCATCGGCGAAGGCGATGATGACGACATGGACATGGGCGACATGGGCGACATGGGCGACGACGATTCAATGGACGACATGGGCGACGATGAAGGCGATCTAGAGCAAAAAGTTATGGATCTAGAGAGCGAGCTAGAAGCTCTGAAGGCTGAATTTGAACAACTAATGGGCGACGAAGAAGGCGACATGGACGATATGGACATGGATGCCATGGACATGGATGACATGGACAGTGAAGAAGACGAAGAAGATGAAGACAATTTCGCAATGATGGAAGCTGAAAAAGAAGAAGACGACGAAGAAGACGAAAAAGACGAAAAAGAAGAATCCGTTTACGAATCAAGACAGCGTCGTCCACTACAAAAGACCGCAGTAGATCTAATGCGTGAATATGTAGAAAAAATCAGCTCACCCAGCAACACCGAAGGTCAGCCAGCAGGTACCAGTGCAGGTGGCGATCACGCAAGTGTTAACACACAAAGCACAGTAGCCGGCAAGAACGACATGGGTGGCACAGCCAAGAACTTGGCTCAAGGTGGCAGCGAAAGCGCACCAGACGGCACAAGTGCTCCTAAGAAAGGCACTGTAAAAGATGTAAAAGATGCAAGTAACTGGGAAAACAAACCAGGCGCCAATGCCGGAAAGACATTTAGTCACAAGGCAAAAGCAAAAGCAGGTGAAGGGCAAACTACCGACGGATCAGTACCTGTGAACAAGACAAGTATTGAACGCGGTGGCAATTAATTAGGGCAATAATATGGCTTTGTACCTAAGAGAGCATCTTACATTTGACCGGGCGCAGATCAAAGTCCTCGAAGAGGATTCTGCGTCTGGGTCAGATGGCAAGAAGAATCTTTACATGGAAGGCATATTCATTCAGGGCGATGTCATGAATGAAAACAAGCGTGTCTACCCTATGACAGAAATCAAAAAGGCCGTAGAACAAATCAATGAAACCATTCAACAAGGCAAAAGCGTCCTTGGAGAAGTTGATCACCCTGATGACCTAAAGATTAATTTGGATCGTGTGTCACATATGATTACAGGTATGTGGATGGACGGTCCTTGCGGTCACGGCAAACTAAAAATCCTACCAACACCCATGGGCGAACTTGTGAAAGCAATGATCACATCGGGTGTCAAGTTGGGTGTAAGCAGCCGTGGAAGTGGAGAAGTAGCTGACAACGGTCGTGTAAGTGGTTTTGACATTATTACCGTTGACATTGTAGCACAACCTAGTGCCCCTAACGCATATCCCAAAGCAATCTATGAGGGCTTGATGAATATGCGTCATGGACACCGAGTGTTAGATGTGGCTCGTGATGCCACACAAGATCAAAGAGTACAGCGGTACCTGAAAGAAGGCATTACACGCCTTATCAAAGACCTTAAGTTAAAATAGGAGAAACCTGATGTTATTAGATGCTATCAAACCATTGGTAGACAGCGGCATCATAAACGAAGATACGCAACAGGCTATCACGGAAGCATGGGAAGCAAAACTTCTCGAAGCCCGTGAAACTGTTAGAGCAGAACTTCGTGAAGAATTCGCTCAAAGATACCAACATGACAAGCAAGTTATGGTTGAAGCTCTAGACAAAATGGTAACTGAATCTCTACAAAACGAACTCGAAGAGTTCGCAGCAGAGAAACAGGCTCTAGCAGAAGATCGTGCGAAGTTCAAAGTTCACATGATGGAAAGCAGCACCAAATTCAACGATTTTATGGTTGGTAAACTGGCCGAAGAAATCCGCGAACTACGTGAAGATCGCAAGCAATATGAGAATAGTGTAAGTAAGCTAGAATCATTTGTGATCAAAGCACTAGCAGAAGAAATTCAAGAGTTTGAGCAAGACAAGCAAGCAGTGGTTGAGACAAAAGTTCGCTTAATCGCTGGTGCCAAAGACAAGCTTGCCGAACTACAACAGAGTTTTGTTGCTAGATCTGCAGAACTAGTTAAAGAATCAGTTACTAGAAAACTAGAGTCAGAAATGACTCAACTCAAAGAAGATATCCAACTTGCTCGTGAGAACATGTTTGGTCGTCAAATCTTTGAAGCTTTTGCAAGTGAATTTGCAGTGACTCACCTAAATGAGAACAAAGAAATTCGCAAGCTACAAGCTGTCATTGCTACCAAAGAGCAAGCTTTGCAAGAGGCACAAGCTCAAGCAGAACAAGCTGCAATGATTGTTGAATCAAAAGACAAAGAGATCAAAGTTATTAAAGAATCAACAGAACGCCGAGAAATTATGGCCAATCTGCTGAAACCTTTAAACAAGGAGAAAGCTACAGTAATGAGCGAACTTCTTGAGAGTGTGCAAACTGCTAAGTTGCAGAGTGCATACGAAAAGTATCTGCCAGCAGTACTTAACAACACAGCCGCACAGACAGCAAAGCCAAAAACAATGCTGGCAGAAGGTCGTGTAGAAGTAACTGGTGATAAATCTGCTACAACACCTGCAATCGAAGAAAACGTACACAACGTTTTTGAGATCAAGCGTTTGGCAGGGCTAAAGTAAACCCTAAATAGGAGAAAAGGAAATAAAATGACACAAGCATTACTAGAAAGCCGTTGGGGCGAAACTAAAGACGCTCTGTTAGAAGGCTTAAACGGTTCCAAGAGAACCACAATGGGTGTAGTTCTAGAAAACACTCGCAAGCACTTGATGGAAGCTGCAACCGCTGGCGCGACTGCTGCTTCAAACGTTGCAACACTGAACCGAGTCATTCTACCAGTGATTCGTCGTGTTATGCCAACAGTTATTGCAAACGAAATCGTTGGTGTTCAGCCAATGACTGGACCTGTTGCACAGATCCACACTCTACGTGTTCGTTATGCAGACAACACCACTGATACTGCTAGCCCATACGCTACTGGTACCACAGCTGGTGATGAAGCACTGAGCCCATTCAAGATTGCTGTTGCTTACTCTGGTTTAACTCCAGGTGGCACAGCTACAACTGGTAAGGCAGCTACTACTAGTACACTAGAAGGTGTACCTGGTAACAGAATCAACGTACAAATCTTGAAGCAAGTTGTTGAAGCCAAGACTCGTAAGTTGTCAGCTCGCTGGACTTTTGAAGCTGCACAAGATGCACAAGCCATGCACGGCCTGGACATCGAAGCAGAAATCATGGCAGCTCTTGCACAAGAAATCACAGTTGAAATTGACCAAGAAATCCTAGGTTCACTACGTAGCTTGGCAGCAACTGAGTTTACATTTGACCAAGCAACTGTAAGTGGTACTGCTACTTTCGTTGGTGACGAACACGCTGCACTAGCTGTTCTAATCAACCGTACAGCAAACCTAATCGCTTCACGTACACGTCGTGGTGCTGGTAACTGGGCAGTTGTAAGTCCAGCAGCTCTAACTGTACTACAAAGCGCAACAACTTCAGCATTTGCTCGTACAACTGAAGGTACCTTTGAAGCTCCTACCAACACCAAGTTTGTTGGTACACTAAACGGCGCAATGCGTATCTATGTTGACAGCTATGCTAGCGATACCCAAGCAGTTCTAGTTGGTTATAAGG